TTGAAAATGTTGGATATGAATATAATTTTTCAGTATAAAGTCCGCGACTTAATGGCACGGAAAAATCAATAACATAGTTTTTTAACTCGTTTAAAATTGGTTCAAATCTTTTTTGAATGACCGTTTCTACAGAACTTCCTAAAAATGAATCTTCACCAGATGATATTAAATTTTGTAATTTAGAAGTTCTATATGCAGAATTAAATTTTTCAAGATCTGTATCATTATAAGAATTAACAATATTTTTAACAATATTTGCTAAAGAAGCCTCATCTAAAATTGTATTTTTTATATTATAATTTACAGCAATTTCAAATTTTAAGTATAGAAAGTCTGGATCAACTATTTCAGGTGTTACCGTAACTACATTTCTATTTGAAATTAATTCTTTTACTATTCTATCTTTTTCAGCTTGTGTAATTACATAACCACTTTTGGGCTTCATGGAAATAAAAATTTTACCATAAACAACAGGAATATTTTCTTCACCGCCCCAAACAGATATGGATTCTACGTCTGGATAATCTTTTAGTAAGAGAGTTCCGTAATCATCTTTTGTAACTGCACGATTTTGAGCAGTATAAAATCTTGGTGCCAAAAACTTAATTCTATCAATTGTATCTCGTTGTGATCCACCTGCAGCCGCGGAAATTGAATTCACAACAACATTTGAAAAAGAACCTAATGAAGAAATAAAAGTAAATGAATTTGCTTTATTTGACGCTTGGCCATCAGAGGAAAGATACTTTAGATTAACTATATTATCATCTGATAAATTTTTTCCTATAATTCCATCACCAAAATATATGTTATAATTATCTTCATCCGTTTCTTCCAAGAAATATACTTTTGAATTTGAATCAAGTGTAGTTACATCATCTGCAAGAATAAATGTATTTTTTGTGGAATCAACTGAAGAATTTGTAATAGAGACAATCAAAGTTGAAGTATCAATGTTTGCATCAGGTATTAAAAATCTTCTTTTTGTATTTGTTGCATCAACAACAACATTATATGTTATTGTTTCACCCTGTGTAATCAAAACATTTGAAAAAGTATATGTATTTGATGTTACATTTTTTGATGCTGAATATGAATCTAAATTCACGAAAGTATAGTTTACACCGTCAATTTGTTGTGATTGAAATTTACTGTGTGCCGGAAGGGTAATTGTTGATAGCCCACTTGTTGGATCAGTATCCGCTACAACAATATCAATAGATGCAGTTGCACCTTTTGTCGATGTGGGAACATAATTTAAATGCTTTGCATGAGATGTAACTGAGTTTCTTAATGTGGCACTATCTAAAAACATCTCATTTCCTATCATATTTAAATAATAGGCCATGTAATGAGTATTATATGATAAAACATCCAATAATATGTTTAATCCAGAACCCTCAAAGTCATATTCCGTAAATTGATTTTGGCTTCTTAGATACTCTCTTAAATTTATTTTAATTGTATCAAAATCAAGTTCTGCTATTCTTAGAACTGTATTTGAGGTTGTCATATTATCTTACTCTTTCCAGGAACAAAGTTATTACTGTTGGTGCCGTATTATTTACAATAAAAAATTGTATTGATACTTCAAATTTATTCTCATCTTCTCTTGCTTGTACAACTACTTCTTTTAAAGTTACTCTTGGTTCAAAATTCTTTATTACATCTTGTATCGCACGTTTTATATTTTGTGTGGCTAAAGGTCCATAATTTTCAAATAATTGTTGTCTAACCGAAGAACCAATTTCGGGATGAAATGGTTTTTCATAGTTTGCTAAAAAAACTAGATTTCTAACTGAACGAATTATTGCTTGATCACCTACACGAAAAGCAACATCCTTCGTTGAGGGATTTCTAGTAAAATTTAGATCTAAATCTCTAATAGTTCTTTTTATTGTGGCCATATTTTATTTATCTAAGAAAACCAAGAAGTTTTTGTTGTCCTATTTGAGTATCAAGCAAAACTTTACCACATGGATTATCATATATGCTTTCAATTAGAGAAGATAATGCCGCCTGTGTTAATCTTTCAAGTGCTTGCGAAAAAAAGTTATTATCCGAATCTATAATATTTTGTATTAAACTTGTAATTTCATTAATCCTAGAAACAATCTCATTAACATCCGCAAGACAGTTATTAATTTGAGCTATAAATCCTGCTATTTCACTTGCATGACCGTTTAATAACGAACTTGAAAATAAACCAGTCATACTATTTAAAAAACTAAAACAATTTGATACACCATCAACAGCGTTAGAAAGATTTTCTAAAGAACGACCTACGGATAAGATTCTATCAAGACCTGGAGTTGAATTTGTGCCTTGTGGTATTAGACCTGACAAAATTTGTGTGTGCGTGCTGAATAATGCAAGTTGTTCAGACAAACCACCCACACCACCAGTTCCTACCGCATTTAATATGCTTGTTTTTTCACCGGCGCTCAAACATGCACTATTAGTAACAACACTATAAATTGACGTTAAATTACCATCAAGACTTGTTATTGCATCCCCTACAGGGTTTTGAAATATTGCACTTCGACCTTCATTTACAAAAGTTTCAAAGATACTTTTTTGTGTGGGGGAAGCAATTGTTCCTGCAGGAATACCGCTAGGAAATGCTAAAGATTCCGGTATTGATACCGGTGAAGTTGGACTTGCAATTGGATTTACAGCTGTCATGATTTTTTCCTTTAATTAACCTCCGGCAAAAACTGTTGATGAACCAGTAAGAACCATTGAACCGCACTCTATCATGTCGCCAATTCTACCACAGCCAAGGCCATTTATAAAAACTGTGGTTGATCCAACAGCCAAAACACTATCATGAGATCCTTGATCGGGACAAGAATGTGTTGCCCAATGATCAGTTTGTCTATGAATACCACGACCTTCTACAAATACATTCAAACTTGACGTATCGTTTACTCTGGGCGGAAAACAATCATGACCTGTGCATAGGTCAGATAATAAAGTTACTCCTGGCATTTTATTCTCTCGTTAACAATAAAAATTTTTCTATTTGCTTTTCTATAATTTCTTTACGATTTGGCCACTTGATATAAATCTTCTCTGGATTTTTTGCTAAATTCTGTAAAAGAGGTAATATCATATCTTCAACTTTTTTCAGACGATCTCGTATTTCAAGTTCAACAAGACGTTTATGTTCATCAACATCAACTTTAGATATTAAACTATCTAGTTTTTCCTCTAGTTTTTTTACATCATCAGTTGCCGCCGGAACAACAGGCGTTGGTGATATTGTCAATGACTTTATATATTCTTCTTCGTCTACCGCGCTAAATCCAAAATCGTTTTCTGACATTTATTTTACTCCAATTTTTTTATATTACTATTGTGCATCTTATCCAGCAGGTCCGCGATTAGATGCTAATCTCCGTTGTTGCGCCTCTGCCAAAGATTTCGTTGGCTTTTGTGCAAACATTGAGAAATCTGGTCTAATTGAACCATCCCTTGAATCTGTTACAAAGGTAATTTTTTCCCAAGGTATTTCTGATTGTTTATAATAAGTCTCGCCATGACCCCTATATGTCAAATTCTTAGCTTCAGTATCTAAAGTTCTATTTTTTCCTTTTCGTTTGTAGCTAACATGCAACCAAGCTGATCTGAAATATTGATTTCCCGAACCTATTTCTGGGACTTCATAGATCAACTGATCATACTTTAGATTATTTTTGATCCATAAAACAACTTCAAGTAAGAATTTTCTATCCGTACCACCCTTAAAAGATAGATCCGCAGCTTCTCCTGTTCCGTGTTGACCCTGAATTTCACCCAATCTCCAACCACTATTGATTCTAAAAGTACCAAATTGAGTTTTAAGAGGTTCAAAAACATTTTCAGCAAGTGCTTGCAAGTTACATGCAATTTCAGACTCTTTAAATCCTTTCTGAGCACGAATTCTATAAGTTGCATTAGGAACTATAGTAATATCGCGCAATTTAAAATTAGCTGATAAGTTTTTACTATAGTCTGCTTCAGTTAGAGGATCTGAAAAATCACCGCACGTTACTGGAGGTGAATCTGGCACATTAGCTGCTGGTTCTGGTTCTGGACCAGCAGGAACATCAGGTTTACCGTTATCATAAAATCCGGGAACTGTGCCCACATAATTTGGACTAACGTTCATTGTAATACCTGCGAATTGAAAAGAACCAGTTCCACCCAATACTTGTCTTTTTTGTACGACGGCATCTTCAGGACTATGTAATTGTTCTTTATATGTTGGTACATCGCCAGGAGGATTTAGATCTATTCTTGGTGCAACAAATTTCATATTTCCTGTAGAAACAACTTCATATGTACCTTGTACAGAAGTTTTCATATTTCCACCGACTTTTAAATCAGCATTACCACGAACAAATATAGCAGCTTTACCATTGATAGTAATATTACAATCACCCATAATGTATAGACTATCATCTGACATCACTATTTCATATTTGCTTCTAACGACTTTTGAAACTCGACTTCCATCAGGAAACATTTCATCAAAGGTCCCCGATCTGTGTGCAAGATGTACACGTTCAGAACCAGGCGTATCATCAAATTCCATAACATGTCCCGATTCTGTTTCATAAACATGATTATACGGATATTGTGCATTATACTTTGTTGTAGGTTCGCTCCAATTACCTTCAGTTGCCGTTAAAACATTCTTTACTGTTGTTTGTCTTCTTTCACCAATTATAGTGTTTTCTATATTTTCATTTCTAGCTAATGGACTTATTGTCGGCTCGTTTGATACATTTGGAAATCTTGATTGATCAAAATCTAAATATGTTACACCAGATCCATCTTCGGTATATGTTTTTTTACCCGTAAGTTTTGGTGCTTGACTTAAAGCAAATGAATTTCTTGGATCCGAAAATCCCTTATCTATTCTTGGCGTTCCATCAGGTATACCCGGTACAACACCCATCATGACTGGAAACTGTGCATCATCTCCATCCATAAAGAATCCAAATATCATTTCACCCTCTTTAGGTGCTACCATACTTGATGCGTTTGAACCAAGAGGAACTATGGGATGAGACCAAGGTAAATCTTTAGTGGGTATTAAATTTCTATCTTCAGTATGCCAACCAAATATTCTAACTTGACAACGACCAATCATTAATGGATCTTGACGATTTTCAACTACGCCAAACCACCAAACAAATCCATCTAATCCCATAAAATTATTTTTGTCAATCATTGCTTTTTTAACTCTCTCAAATAAGGATCATCGTTCTTTGCCGGCAATAGTTCTTGTGATAAACAATCACGAGTTCCTTCAACAATCATTTCATAACTTTGATAATCAAGTTTGTGTCTAATTGCGGTAATTAAATATCTTCCACTATAGTATGGATTATTTGGATCTTCTCCAGGTGTCTGTGTTTTTATCAACGGCATTTTAAACTCTATTATATCACCTACTGTCAAATACGTATCTCCGGGAATAACCAATTTTAATTTGAAAAAATTTAATTGATTTATTTGAGACATTCTTTGCGACATCCATCTCTCAACTAAACTTGGATTTATACCTGGTTGTTTTTTTGAAATAGATGGAATAACGTCGTGTCCTCTATTTGTTGGATACATTCTTGTTCGTGCAAAATAATTTTTATAAGTTTTTGTTTGGGTTCTATCTTCATTTTCATTATGAAAAGGATGTGCATGTTTATATTCAGGTTCTCCAGGTATTCTATCATTATTAATATGAATTGAATTTTTAAAAAAATCGTCATAATTAAAAACATTATCATCAGCTCTAAGTCTAACCAAATCCACTGCTTTAAAATTATTTGAAAATAAACCAGATATTATTCCACGCATTACATCATATGTATTTACAATTTCATATTTTATTACATCTCTAAATTCATCTATAATTGTTTCGCCAGAAACGTCAATATTTTTCTGTTTAAATTTATATTTTGCCCTTGTTTGTTGTAAAAATAATTTTTCTAATGATTTAAAATTATAACCCTCTCTGTTTTCATAAAACATAAAATTTGCACTAGAATTTTTTCTTGAAACTGAAATTGTTCTACCTGTTAACCATATTGCCGCTTGAAGTGGATGTAAATTGGGTATTATTATATCTTGACGACCAAATGATTCTTCAATGTCTTTTGGATTACGAGGATCAAATTTTTTATTTGATACCCCCAGATGATTTTTTAAGATATCTTTAATTATAAATGAAGATGAAACACCTTTATATGACTTTGACATTGTTCTAGATAAAGATATTATATTTTCTTCAGAACAAAAATGTAATGTATATGTTTGACTTGAACGAGATACTTGATTTATTTCATCATGTTGTAGCTTGTAAATACGAAATATTTTTTCAAATATAATTTCTTTTTGATATCCAGGTTTTACAATAACAACCGTTAAAAAGTCAAATCCTGTAAGTGGAATACTTGAAAATAATTCTACAGAATCTGATAATATAAGTTTTCCAGATAATGTACTATTATAAATGTCTTCAAATATGGTAAATTCTACTAATTGAGGATAAACGTCAAAAGAAGTGCCATTAACAGAAGTAATTGTTATTTCTTTGAATTCAAAATTTTTTTCAGTTATCGAAGTATTTTCTGCCATTTTTTAAATTTCTAACAATAACATCAACTCATTTTCAATTTGATCAACATATGCTTTATCAATTATTTTTATTGATCTTTTTGATTCATTTAAATTGTCTTCATAATCATATGCATACACAATGTTTTTTGTGGTTACAATTCTAACAGTATTTCCATCCTTTAAATTAAAAGTTTCAGTGGTGCTTGCAGCAGTATTGGCATATGTATTTGCGTCAATTTGAAAATTTTTAACTGTTATTGTTGATGTAACTGAATCAGTTTTTGTTATTATTTTTTCATAATGATGAATTGTAGTTGATGCGGTAGCATATGAACCATATTTTGCATCTATATAATTTGCAAAATTTCTGGTTGATAGAGGCCAATCATAGATAGGATCCATGATATTATTTGCAAATAATATTAGCCAATGTCTATTTGGATTATCATAGTATTTTGATGCTAATGTTTCTGGTGTATCACCATCTTGAACATCGTATGTATAATGCACCAAAGATGCATTTATTACACTATCAATCATTTTAGTGCGAGCAAGAATATTAGTCACAATATCAGATTTCTTATTTTTATCTGTGTTTAAATTGTAAAAATATAAAGGAAATTTTTCAAAATATGCCATTAGTATCCTCTATCTATTGCTTCTCTCGTGATTATATTTAATTCTTTAAATGAAAGTCTCATTCTAATTTGTATGGGCATACCATCGGTAAAAGTTGTAAAATTACCAACCGACGCATAGTCAGTTTGAACAGTTTCTAATACGCAAGTTGAAATTCTAGGTATATTTGTATTTTCCGCAAATCCAGTACCAGTTTTTCTTAAAAAAGTAATTTCAAATTCAGAAGGAGGAATAAACATTGTTCCTTTAGCTAAGAGTTCTGGGGCCGA